TGGTGGTTCAATACAATAACGCAATTCAAAACGTCTTAAACACAAGTTACTTGACAGCTAAAGATGTCTTTGAGGAAAAGCATAACGAGGCGATTGATAATATGCATATGGCTATTGATGACCTTATGGGCGCGACAACCAAGCTATCTACAGTTAGTGTAGTTGCTGAGTTAGCAGTTAATGCAGATACTACGCAGGAGCAGTTACAGGTACAGCAAGCACTAGCGCAGACCGACATGACAATTACTGAGACTGATGTTAATAACTATAACACCGCCTTAAATGATGTTGAGAAGTTTGCACAGCAAGCAGGTGCATTTTTAAGTGCCGCACAAGATGACAGCATTACGAGTGCAGTTGATAACTATTCAGCGCAAAACAATATTGCGGTGGCTTCATATAGTGCCATTGAGTATACGCAGGATATTGATAAGTTTGTAATTAGCTATGACAATGACTTGTATATGTCGTTTTCAGGCTTCTTCCAGAACAAGATGGTTAGTGCTGATGATATTTACAATAATACGATGTATGTACAATGAGTGAAGTAAGTCTAAGCGGATTAAAGGCGGTATGGCTTACTCTGGCATTACCGGTATTATCTGGTATTAGCGGTGCAATATACTTTGGCTATGACGCAATAAAGCGTTTTGAGATAGTCGAGGATAGCAATGGCGAATACTCATCTGATATAGGTGAATTAAGGGGTGGTCTGACCGCAATACAGAGCCGTACACAGTCGTTAGAGCAAGCCATGCAGGATAATGACGTTAGAGGGCTTGCGCCAAAACTGAGCGAAATAAGCACTCAAATGGAAACGATCTTAGAACAGCAGAAAGAATTACTTGACTTGCGTAGTAAAGTTGAGAAGTCAGAAACTATAACTAATGGCTTGGGTGACAAGCTAGACAAGTATAATACCGAAATAGAGGACTTGTGGGAGGCTTTTGACGAGGCTGTCAAAAACCCATTAAAATAAGGAAATGATATGTTAAGTCAGCTAATATCTCCAATTACAGGATTGCTAGATAAGGTAATCACAGACAAAGACCAAGCGGCTAAATTGGCACACGAGATCGCCACAATGTCTGAGAGACATGCACAGGAGTTAGCCAAGGGTCAGCTAGAAGTTAACAAGGCAGAGGCTGAGACAGGCTCACTATTTATTGGTGGTTGGAGACCATTTGTCGGATGGATATCCGGTCTTGGATTATTATACAATGTCATAATAGCTCAAATACTTGGAATATGGTTTACTGTCCCAGAAGTTGATGCGTCACTGTTAACGCCAGTGTTAATGGGTATGCTAGGAATGGGCGCAATGCGCTCATACGAAAAGAAGTCAGGTGTAGCTAAAAAATGAATAAGCTAATTGAACAATTAAAGATACACGAAGGTATGAAGCTGAAGCCCTACAAGTGTACGGCAGGTAAGCTAACAATCGGAATTGGCAGAAATCTTGAGGATGTAGGCATCTCAGAAGACGAGGCTAATATGTTACTTCGTCACGACATCCAAGAGGCAACAAGGCAACTGCTACACGCCTTCCCGTGGATGGTTGACTTTAATGATGCACGAATAAGTGCCATGATAAATTTCACTTTTAATGTCGGCATTGGCACAGTCAAGAAATTTGAAAACACGCTTGCTTATATGCAGTCAGGCGATTGGGATAAGGCGGCAGACGAGATGATGGACAGCCGATGGGCGAGGCAAGTAGGCAATCGCGCCATCGAGGTTACTGACCAAATCAGAACTGGAAAATGGCGTTAGGATTATTTTTCAAGTAAATATTCTGCTTATTTTCGGGCATCATCTGCAAGAAGTCAAAGGGCGTTAATTTTATGCCTTTTTCCTCTGCCATATAAATTAACAAGTTGACATATTTAGGCTGCACATAGATATACTGATCTCGCCTCTTTTGAAAGTTTTCAATCGTTTTCGGCAAGCATCCAAGCCTGTCTGCAACTTCCATCTTGCCGCCCAACTTTTCAATCAAGTCACCAATAAATAATTTATTTTTAATTGCCTTTTTTGACAATACAATATGGCTGACTTCCTTTTTAAAATTATGATGTTCAATACCCTTTAGACGAGTTAGCGCATCCTGCTTATGAGTTATGTCAACTTCAATCGCCTTGCGGTTATTTTTGACTTCAATCTTCTCATAAGTTTCGGGCAAGTCTTTTATCATTTTCAGTGCGTATCGCGTTAATACTTCTAACTTTTCGTTGTTTTTAACGCCTTGATTAATAACCGCCTGAACGTCAATTTTACTTAATGGGTAATACTCTCTTATTGTGTGATAAACAGTTTTATTTGTAAGTTCCTCTAAAACCATTTGTTTTACTATTTCTCTGCTTGTAAGCATTTTGTTTTTTCTCCTTTTTATATCCCTAGTATTGCAGGGTTTACAATATTTCGTCCAATCTCACCAAATTCAGAATGAAAGTAAATCGCCTTCATAGTCTGCTTGGCTCTGTATCCGCCATCGCTTGCATATGCGTCCTTTGGCGCGAGTATGCCAAAGCTCTCAATCATAATCCCTGCAAATTCACGCTGTATGTCGTGGTGAATGTGACCTGTCATAATAGTACGGTACTTAGTATCGCCCCAAATCTTCGGGTAGTCACTAGCTATCACAAGTGGCAACTTATCCATCTTAATCTTGTCACCGTGGTGTGTGCCGATAAGGTTGTTACCGAATTGAAACACATGACAATTCTGCGGTGACCTGTCTACAGTTACTCTTGGCTCATTTTCATAATGCAAGAAAAAAGTCTCCTGAAGAATAACAGTCGAGCTTTCATCGTGATTGCCCTTCTCAATAATCAGTCGCACGTTCTTATGCTTCTTGAGTGCCGCATTAACTAAATACCTTATGGTTCTAATTGCGGCTCTCACAACTTTAGGGAATCGGCTGTCGGCATCTAAGATATGACCAGACTTGGTAGTTGGCAGCATATTATCGTAATGCAAGAAGTCACCAAGTAACAAGATAGCCGCCTCATCACTGTCAGGCGATCCGTCAATTAAGTAATCCATCGCCCCACATAGTAATGCCTCGGCACGTTTGATGTTGTAATTTTCACCGCCAAGATCGGCATGGGCAAGCATACCAAAGTGATGATCGCCCACAGGATATGTCGTTAATAATTGTGAATTGGTTTTCTTCGGGCAGGTTACAGGCTCGGCTCTGGTAACGTCTTGAGCCATAGCATTAATCGTCTCCTCAAGGATTTGCTTCTGCCGTTCCTTGTCGGCATCCACCTTAAACCAGACGGGCTTGCCCTCGTGGTTAGTACGCATATCCGACACACCCTTGAGCTTAAACCCGTCAGGTACGCCATAATCCCAACCCGCCTCATCAGAAAAGCCGTGAGAAGCCGCCTTAACTTTTACTGCGGTAACGGCATTGTAAATTGCGGGGTAAGAAATATTTAATTTCTCGGCAGCTAACCTCATAGAGCCTGTCTCTATTATAGCCTCAATTTTTTCTAATTGCTTAGCTGTCTTGCAGTATTGTTTCAGTTTTTCATACATAGTTTAGCTCCTTAAAAAGCGATGTGACAATAATTCATTGAGCCAATGATAATCGCCAAAAATAAAAAATTATACGTCATATTCTAGCTCTAGTAATATCTGTAAGTTATGGATTGCCTTTCGAATATCTTCCGCACCATTCTTTTTTCTGTGGCGGCAAATATATTTTATGGCGTTGGCTTCACAATAATTTAAATTATTCTTCTGGCAAAATTCAATCGGCTGTATCTGCATATCCTTGTAATGCAACCCGCCTTCCTGACGATCCATTGCCTTTCTAAATTTATCTAAATTTTCAGAGTCCTTGACAAAAGACATGTCGCCAATATTTTGCTCCAAGTCTCTATAATGTACATGGTCATTCATTTTTACTTCTCCAAAATAATTTGTTGATCGGTGTCATCTCGTTCTAAGACAACTAGTTTAATTTCATCTTTCGACAGTAAGGCTTCAATCAATTCTTCTGCCGCATCTTGGCACATACCAAAGTAAATGTCAGACGGATCGCCATTCTGATCTACTCCAGTAATTGTAACCATTAGTAAATTCCCTGCAAGTTACGCTTGACAGACGTTCCAGACCAACCGTCTTTTGCGGTTGCCTGACTTCTGTATATTGCTACCAACCCAAAGGCATCTGCGGCATGCGAATTTTCATCATGCAAAGGGCCTAATCCAATATTTCTCTTCTCGTCACGCTTCTCGTGATAAGCACCTAATGCCTCTCTGCCTCCCTTAGTAGTCTCATCATTAAATCTGCAATTAGGAAACATCTGGCGTACCGCCTCAATACGCAGCATAGCCGCACCCGCACCCTGATTTCTGACAACGTCAACGGCAAATCCTGCCTCTCTTAAATAGCTCTCAGGGGTCACTCTGTATACCATGTCATTTTTACGGCCATCGTGAGGCAATACGCAAATGGCATCGCCATAGCCGTTAGACCTCATCCAGTGAACGTGTGCGTCAAATGGCTGACCGACAGCCTCATAGTAATCCAATACACGCACCTCAGTGCCAATATATTGAACTATCCATACTGCGGTGGCATCTGACCTGTTTGACGTGCCGCCAATATCCCAACAGGCGTGATACTGCATCAAGGGGTCTGCCGCAACAAATCCTATGCGGTTTTCTAATTGTGCATCAGTCAAATGTTTTGCAAAGTATGCCCCCTCCTGAACTGTGGCGTATTCGCCTTCCCAAATATGACCATATCTTTCTGGGGTGTTATTTAGGCAGTCTAATCGTTCCTGCTCCAATACCTTCGGAAACCACGGGTTGTCATTCCAATTAGCCTTTACGACAATGCTGTCGGTGGGTAAGTTATTTCCGCGAAACATCATATCTATGGGGTCTGTGGCTCGGTGGGGATTCCAACCAAACCATAACTCCGATTTTTCTTTTCGAATTGTTGGTCTGAGTAAGGATAAAGAGCGATTGGATAGGGAAGACGCCTCTTCTGCCCAGACAACGTCTACCCCTTCCATACTTTTGACGGAATCTGCGGTGTGGTCTTGCAAGCCGCTAAATCCAATCATGCCATCGTGGGGCGTTTCAATCACTTCACGAAACACTTTGAATCCCTGCGCCTCGCCTAGCCCAAAATCTTGTAGCTTATCTTCCATAAGTTGCTTGGCAGACTGCTTGAGTGATTTCTGAATTTCTCTCACACATAAGCCTCTGAACGATGGCTGTAGTAGTGCTTGCTCAATCATTAATCCTGCAAAAAAGTGCGATTTTCCGCTACCTCTGCCGCCCCAAATCGACTTGTAGCGCGAGGGCTTTAGCAGAGGCTCAAATACTGCGGCAGTTTTAATCTGAAGTTTCATTTTTCTTCCAATGGCGCATTGCCTCGGCAGTAGACCTAGCACTAATAACTTTTTCGACATTGCCGCCATTAAGATTAATCATTTCAGCGTAGTGACGGACATACCATGAAGCCATAGGATCACCTGCTCGTAAAGTAAATATTGGTTCTGCCATATGCTTAGTACCATTTGG